TGCTCACCTAGAGGCCAAGACGCTCGGCTTCGGCTGCATCGAGGATCGATTCTTCCTCTTGTGTCAAAGCGTTTCCACGTTCAGACTTGGCTCGGATCATGGCGATTCGCAGGCTGATTTTTCGGTTTTCCTCGCGCCTTGGATCAACGCATTTGACCCACAACGGGTACGACACCGGGTCAACCTGTTTGGTTGGATTCTTAGGGTGTCCGGTCGTGGCAACGTACCACCGTAGGGCCTCGGACTCGTCACAGCAATCGATTTCCTTGGTCGGTAGCCCTGTGTTGGCTGCAATCGGCCCGACATGGAACTTGTACCCTTCGCCGACAGTCACTGCTTCCGAGGGCCGGATGGGTCGCTGGGCACCGGAATCCTTTTGAGCCGCTAAAGCTTCTTCTTGTTTCTCGACCGCCTTCTCGCGCTCTTTGAGGGCTGCCTCAGCCGCTTCGAGTCGCTTGAGTCGTTCGTCCATTGTCGCTTCGTCTTTGCCATCTTTGGCCATCTGCAATACTCCGTTTCGAGGGATGAATAAACGCAACGTTGCGAAATTCTAGCAACAAAAAAGAGCGTTCGCTACAGACACAAAAAAACCGCCCAGGTTTCCCCAGGCGGCTTCCATCCCTCAATCGACCAGACGAGACTGAGAACTAGGTATTCTTGACCATCGTCAAGCGTTCGCGAACACCAGCGGCCCCACGCTCGGAGGCCTTGTACCGAACGACAATATCTCGGGTGAATCCGACTTCGCTGTTTTCGTCCGACTGCGTGACCGTCAAAGGCCAGTTCTGCATGTAGACGAAGCTTTCCTTCGGTCGTCCTGCGAACCAAGTCGAATCGCTGTTGGTTCGTTGCTTGACATACTGACCGGACAGAATCCTCGGAGCACCGGCAACGCTGTTTCCGTTGACATAGGTTTGGTTGTTTCCGCTGTTGGTTCCTTGGCGGGTCATCGACGCATTGACGATCCGGTTTGCCAAAGTCTCAAGAGCCTTCGGAACGACTACCGTATCGATCTCAACGCTGATCGGTTCGCCGGTGATCGGGTCAACCATGCCGTTGAACTTTTGCTGAGCCGTATCGAACGAAGTCCAGTCGGCTAGCGTGTTGATGACCGTGTTATCCGCTTGGTACGTTGCCACGGCTGCGGCACCGTTTCGACGATAAACCGTCGAGATTCCCAAGGCTACGTCAAGGATCCGCTTCTCGCGGTTGACCCCGACGCGCTGTCCGGTTCGTCCGCACTCCTGCAGAAGAACCCCGGTTCGATCGAAGTAGATCGCCTCGCGGGTAACGTTGAGAATCAAACCTCGCTTGATCGTCTCAGGCGTATCGATCCATTCTTCGCCCAACACTGCGTTTGGGTACTCTTGGCCCTCGTTGACCACATCAAGGTCATCACCCAAGCGACCGACACCAGGGATTCGCTCCCCGGAGAACTGTGTCTGGATGACCTCGACAAGCTGATCACCGATCAGTCCCGGAGCGTTGAACCCTTGCAGGGTTGCCGTGTACATGATCTGTCCGCTGATGTTGGCGAACATCGAAGTATCGACAAGCTCTGCGGATTCTTGGATCTGAAATCCACCCATCGACGAAGGACGGAGCATGTTCACAGCCTCTCGCCCATCGGGTACGAACTGCTCGAACAATTCTCGAATCGACCAACGGGACGCAAGATCGTTTGCATCCTGCTTGAGCATCTCTTGGAAGTCGCTCACGAAACGCTGGAAAGCGTTATCGCGTTGAGCCGCTTCGCACAACCGTCGCAGTTCTTGGTGACGACGGGTTTTCATGTTGACAATTGCCATGGTTCTAAATCCCTAAATTCCCTTGTAAAAACCTGTCGTCCTCAACTCCGAGGACTGAAAACTAGACTGCTTGGTTGCAAGCAACGCCATCGAACTTGACGGCTTGCTGTGCTGCTGTTCCGTTCTTTGCTCCAAGCATTGCCGAGGTTTCGGTAGCGTTGGCATAAGTACGATCGAGCATCTTGTACACGGTGGATCCGTTGATCTTGAAAATCACATCAACCAAGCTCGAAGTCTTGGGAATGATGTCGATTTCCAAAAGCTGGTAGGCTGCCGAGGATGCCGTGTTCGCCTGCTTGTTGAGGCTGTTGGTCGCCGATAGTTCAGCGATGGTTTGGGTTGATCCGTCCGAGTAGATCACGTTCCAAAGAGTCGATCCGTCCTTGGCGAAGAATCCAGCACCGCTGAAGCTCGACTTTGGCCCCGCGCCTCCGTCTTGCAGGGCATTCGCCCCAACGTTATCCATCAGGCCAGCGTAAACGTTTGCAGCGTTGGTAGCTGCTTGGCTGAACTGGCAAAGAGCCTCGAAGCTGATCGGCTTCCCGGCTGCGATCTTAAAAAGCTCTTTCGTCGCAACGTAAGCTTCGTCGTTGTCGGCGGCGGTTCCGTCCGATGGACTGAGCGTAAGCACTCCACCGACTTCATCACCGACCGCAGCCGTACCGCTATCGGTCAGGGTCGAAGTCCAAATCGCCGAGTTCAAACCGGCAAAATGATCGACAACGCCGAAGGTGCTTGGAAGCTTCAAGGCTGCATCAGGAACAAGTAAACCCTTCATTTTTCATCATCCTCTTAGTAGGTTGAGTAACCGAACCGAAACTGATAGCAGGGCAACTAGCCGAGCATCCTCGAAAATTCTTTGAAGTCTGCGGGATACGCTCCCGAGGCGGATTCGTGCATCACCGATCCGGTACGCTCTGGACGCTTTCCGGTGGCAACGTTGCCAGGCTTCCAGGTCTTAGCAAGCTCGATTCGATCGGCTTGACTCAGCGGAAGCAAGGCTTTGATTCGCAAGGCCGTTGGCTCGATGTTCGACTCAACAAGCAGCGTTTTGCACTTGTTGTTTTCAAGCTCGCTCTTGAGCGATTCGACTTGCTTGGTCAGGGATTCGCAGAGATTCGCAACGTTGCGTTTTTCTGATTCTTCCATGGCTTTCTTCTTGGCCATTTCTTCCTCGGTCATGTCCGAGCCCATCGCAGCATCGGCCTGTTCTTTGGCCATCATGATCGCCTTGATCTTGGCCAGCTTGCCAGCGGTATCGAGGGTCGAATCGTCGAGCACTTTCATCATGGCCATCTTGAAGGCTTGCCCGATGCCGTTGTCATCGTCGTCGCCGTACTCTACGTCCATTTCCTGAAGCTCAGGGTATTCCTTCATAGCCCCTTCCATCGGAGGACGCATTTCGGCTTCACAGGATTCGACAATCGCTTTGAATTTCTTTTTCATGACTCGCTCTTGGCTCTCGAAAAGTCCGTTGTTGGTTGCTGGATCTGTAACGACATCGACCGACTGAACGTCAAGCAGTTCGAACACCCGGCGCTTACCGTCGATTACCTGCTCGTCCCCAGCTGCATCGTGGGACAGGCCAAACGTTTCCGGAAACCGCTCGGCTGCTTCGATAAGCTGCGGGGTTGTCGGATGTGTTTTGAGGTAATGAAGGTCGGCGTAGATCGATCCATCCTTGAGGCGTGCATTCTTGAGAACGCCCCATCGATCCTCTATCCGTCGGTCTTGCTGTACTTGAGACTTCGGCTCGATACGTTGGTGATTGAGATTCACCGAGACCCCTTCGTAAAGCGGTAAGGCGTTGGCGATTGCCTCAGCCTCATAAACGCGACCATTACGGGACTGAGGCCCTAAGACCTTCACCCCGTAGATGATCCCTGCATCCTTGTCGATGCGTTCGTATCCGCTTTGAGATTCTCGAATGAACTTGCTCATGCGAGAAATCTTAACTGGCTATTGCTCACCCAAAAAATACAGTAGGTAGCATCGGCATCGAGGGTGGGCAGGTGGCCCCATCGCGAAGTCATCAGCCCAGTTCGCTGGCCCCGTCTCATGCAGTGGCCCACACACTGGGCATACTCTTTCGTCCCGCTTCGTGTACCAACGAGCCGTAACGCCAACGCCAAGCTCCCGCATGGTTTCTACTACGGTTGCCTCGCCGATCGTCACTGCATTGGTAGTCTCTGTGATGGCAACGTTGCCAGCGCGAGAGTCCGGAAACAATCGTTCGCTGGCCCAATCTTCTATCGGTTCTTCCTCGTCCCACTCGTCCCACCAACTTGAATTGGTGTCGCTCATTTGTTCGCCCAGGTCGTCAACCTGTTTTGATGCTCGGCGCTTCGCCTGCTCGATCAGGTCATCATAGATAGGCCCTTTTTTCTTCGATGCATCGCCTAGCACCGATCGGCCTAGATCATCATCACCAAACAGGATCAGCAAAGCGATAATTACCCGCCGATGCACTTCCTCGATGATCGGCCCAACGTATTTTTGCAATGCTGCTTTTATTGCACGATTCACGGCATCTAGGCCCTGATCGACTACCTTCAATGCCTCTGCGAATACCTCTTGCATGGCCTCTTGGATGCGTTGCTCGTAACGTTTGCGGCCTCGAAGGTCTGGCATTACGGATAATCCTTCCAGCGTTCTAGCATGGCCTTTTGACGACCTGTAAACGATTCCTGTTTACGGCCCAGGTTTTTCACAGCATCCAAGGCATCTTTCAAAGTGCTTCCGGTAGTCGGGTCGATGCTGATATCGGATGCTTCGTGGCGTTTTCCAAGCTCCTTAGAAAACCCTCCGAGATTGACTTTCTTACCGCCTGCAGAATAGCCGGGTTGGGCGTGATCGGCGATACGAATTTTGAACTCTTTCTCACGCCCTGGAACATCGACATAGATGTACCGGCTAGTTGAATCGTCTGGAACATTGATTCTCACAGAGTAACCAGCATCTGCAATTTCATTAGCCAGATCATAGGTTCGCTTGTTGAACTTTTGCTGAAACTCAAACGAGTTCAATGCCGCGCGTTTCCCTTGCTCGAATCTCGCCTTTCGAACGTCTTCGATGGATCCTTGCAACGGAACAATATCATCGCCGGACTTTTGATAGTAGTTGTTTGCTTTGTCTGCGAAAAACACAGGTTGCCAGTTTTCATCCCGAGCAACACCATCGAGGCTAAGCGATTTCGTTTTTCCGTTTGCTTTTACCTTCAATGTTTTCGCTGTCAGCTTGTTGTATTTTATGCCATCATCGACAAACTTCCTTGCAATACTGTCTAAGTCGTTACCGCTCGGAGGTTCCGTCGGAAGATTCCCTTCAATCTTAACCTTGGTTGCAAGTGTCGAGCTTTTGTTTTTCGATTGCTTTTTTGGTGCTGCTCGCTGTGTTGGCTTACCATCATCGATCAGACCGTCTCCGTCTCCGTCTTTGGCCTCCGTAAGTGATTCTGTGATCTTGTTGGAGTCAGGATTGAATGTGCCTTTGTTTTTCGTGGATTTGATTTGCGATGAATCGAATACTGCGTAGACATTATTGAAGGGATTGAAAGTACCTCCAGAGCCTTCAATTGGTGGACGATCATAAACGTTTTTGATGATTACTCCATCATAGTACGCAATCCCTTGAGGTTCCATTTTACGGATAGGGTGAGATCTGTCTGTTATTTGCTCTTCGTATTTCGCCCTGAGCTTTTGGAATTTTTCCTGCTCATCTTTTGGAACTTCAAATTCAGGATCCCAATCAAATTCCAATTTGTATTTTTCACGAAGCTCAGCACTAAACTCCCGAAACTCTTTTTCTTCTTTGGTTCGATAGGTGTTCAATTCACTAGTGACATCACCGACAACATCCGTCCATTCGCGACCTTTTGCATCGATTACAAGAGGACGTTGCATGCTCATGTAACCAGGAATTATGGTCTTTTTTCCTGATTGCAATTCAGCGACACGCGAAGCTGCGTATGCTTTTGCAAGATTGATATCATCGGTCATAAAATGAACTGGCCAATCAATCGATTGCGAATGCACATTTGTCGATTTAGAAAACTCATCAAATTGCGCATTCGTTCCATGAAATAGCAACAATGGGTTTCCATCCTCATCAACTGCTTTTGAGTCACCGAACCACTCAGCAAAGTTTTGCGCCTTCGCATCGTCCTTGAACTTTTTCTTGGCCCAATCGAGAACCTTCGGATTGACAGGCTTTTTGTTCTTACGCTTGCACGAATTATCAATCCCTCCACCCTTTCCAGTTGGACAGCGAACCTCAAGCAAAGCAGGGTTGACTCGATGCAGCCATGCCTCGGAAACGAAAGTCCTACCGTCCCAAGTGTACTCACCTGAAAACGATTCCTTTAGCAGCTTCGTGACGCTTGGCCTCGACCAGAACCGACAAGACCAGTAGCGAGCCTTCCAGCGTGGCCCTGGGTCTTGGCAATTATGCCGAGCCCGAAACCCTCTACGGCTTCCTGGATTTTGCCGCTTGATCCTCATTTTCGTATCGCCGAAGTTCACCTTTACCACGTTGCCCTTATCGTTCTTGACGTAGACAGAGAACTTCTTTGGCCCCCCTGGTGTGCGAAACGGCTTGCCTAAAGTCTTTCGTTCTGCCTCGGTCAGTGGCATCGGATCATCAATCGAACCATCCTCGGCATCGGTCAGAATTGCCTCGATCGATTTATCATCCATCCCGATCGACTTGAGCAGTACCGATGCGACTTGCCGAGTCGTTTTTCCTGCCATGAAATCGGCCAAAACGTCGGCCATCGCCCTGCGGTTTCGATTCCACTGCAAACGCGATAAACCCTGCCAATTGCTCGATATTTGA